GCAATGTTGGCAATGTCAGCATAACCGGTGGTACTAATGGCTATGTGTTAAGTACAAACGGGTCTGGCGGCCTAAATTGGGTGGCACAATCAAGCGGCGGCACACCGGGTGGCAGTAACACACAAGTTCAGTTCAATGACAGCAACACATTTGGTGGTAATGCCAATTTAACTTTTAACAAAGCCACATCAATTTTAGCAACTAAGACCATAGTTTTTTCAGACAGTGCAGGGAATGTTTCAGGATTTACTGCACCAGGCAATATAACACAACCCACAACTTGGAAATTGCCCACCACTGACGGAACAGTTTATGGAAATGTGATGGCCACTGACACAACAGGAAATTTGTACTGGCGCGGGTTCACAAACATAGTAACTGTGTACACAAGAACAGGATCTGTTCAAGTTGATGCAATTAATGGTTATCTCAATATCCTAGGTCGTACAGGTAACATCCTAGTTGGAGTAATGTAACTCATGAACACCAATAAATATCAAATAGGATATACAAATGGCTAATTATTTCCCCTTAATTGTTAACGCAGTAACTGATAGAATTGAAGAGCTTCCTTTGGGGGACGGCCTTGATTTATCTAGCAGTAACATTTCTAATGTTAGTATTATCACAGCAGTTGGTAATATAACTACCACGGGCAATGTTACCGGTAACTTTATTTTAGGAAATGGTAGCCAACTCACTGGCATTGATGCAACCAGTATTCAATTTGGTACCAGCAATGTTCGAGTAGTAAGTTCAGGCGGTAACGTAGCTATCGGCATTGGTGGCACTGGTAACGTAGTAGTGGTTGCATCTACTGGTGAATACGTCACTGGAGTATTAAGTGTCACTGGAAATGCCAACGTTGGTAATTTAGGTGCTACAAATATTGTAGGCACATTAACAACCGCAAGCCAAACAAACATCACTAGCGTTGGTACCTTGGGGTCATTATCAGTTACTGGTAATGTAAGTGGCGGCAATTTGACCACAGCTGGACAAGTAAGTGCAACTGGTAATGTGTCAGGTGGTAACTTGACCACAGCTGGACAAGTAAGTGCAACTGGCAATGTGTCAGGCGGCAATCTAAATGTTACTGGCAATATTGTTGACACAGGTGCACTTTCATTAGTAACGGCAGCAAGTGGCAACGTTAATTTAGCACCCAATGGCACTAATGTGCTGATAGCCACCACAACAGGTGCCAACATCACTGGCACACTCAATGCCACTGGCAATGCCAATGTGGGCAACTTGGGTGCCGCAACAGTGGCGGCTACCACATTAACAGGTACATTAAGCACTGCGGCACAGACAAATATTACATCAGTGGGTACTTTGACTGCATTGACTGTGACTGGTAATGTGTCAGGTGGTAACTTGACCACAGCTGGACAGGTAAGCGCAACTGGCAACGTTAGCGGTGGCAACTTGAATGTGACTGGCAACATTGTTGATACAGGTGCACTTTCATTAGTAACGGCAGCAAGTGGCAATGTCAGTTTAGCACCCAATGGCACCAACGTGTTAGTTGCCACAACAACTGGTGCCAATATTACAGGTACATTAAATGCCACTGGCAATGCCAATGTAGGCAACTTGGGTGCCGCAACTGTGACGGCTACCACATTAACAGGTACATTAAGCACAGCAAGCCAAACCAATATTACTTCTGTAGGTACACTAGGTAGTTTAAGCGTTACGGGTAACATCACAGGCGGCAATTTATTAATTAATACCAATGCGGTCATTACCGGTAACCTCACCGTTAACGGTACCGAAACTATATTTAATGTAGCAAATTTAACTGTTAATGACAAAGATATTATTGTGGCCAACAACGTCACAGGCGGTGCCAATGTCAACGGTGCTGGTCTACAAGCAGGAAACCCGGCCACAGCAACTTGGTTCTTCAACAACGCCACCACAAGCTGGCAGAGCAATGTTGGTATTACTCCAACTTCCAACGGCACATTGGCCCTGGGCGGTACCACCAATTATTGGGGTGCAGCCTATGTGACCACACTTACTGCCACAGGCAATGCCAATGTGGGCAATTTGGGTACTAGTGGAAATATCAGTGCCAGTTACTTTTTGGGCAACGGTAGTCAGTTAACAGGTATATCACCAACAGCAATTGCAAATGGTAACAGCAATGTTGCCATTAACTTAGCAGCCGGAAACGTCACAGTTGGCATTAATGGACAAGCAAATACTGCCATTATTTCAACAGGTGCAATATTTGTTAATGGAGTATTTTCTTCAGCAAAAACCGTCAGTGCAAATATACAGATACCGGCCAACACAAACTCAATGATTGTTGGATCCCAGATCATAGAAACAGGATACACAATGACTGTTCCTGACAGTTCAACTGTGTATGTTTTGGGTTAACATAATGATAAATACAGCATAAAAGGATAGATTCAAATGGCAATTACACTAGACGGAACCACTGGTATAACAGCATCCGGTAATATTACCGGAAGTTACATTCTTGGCAACGGTAGCCAACTTACCGGTATTGATGCAACAAGCATACAAAACGGAACATCAAATGTGAGAGCGTTGGCCAGTGGCAACGTAACAGTAAGTTCTGCTGGAGTTGCCAACGTAGCAATATTTACAAACACTGGCGCCAACATCACTGGCACACTCAATGCCACCGGCAATGCCAATGTGGGCAATCTGGGTGCCGCAACAGTGACGGCCACCACACTAACAGGTACACTATCCACTGCGGCACAGACATCTATCACGTCGGTGGGCACACTGGGTAGTTTAAGTGTTACAGGTAACATCTCTGGTGGCAACCTGAGTGGTACCAGCATTGTGGGCACATTGACAACAGCGGCACAAACAAATATTACGTCAGTGGGCACACTTGGATCATTAACTGTAACTGGTAACGTAAGCGGTGGCAATTTGAATGTTACAGGCAACATTGTTGATACCGGTGCCCTTTCATTGATAACGGCAGCAAGTGGCAATGTCAGCTTGGCACCCAATGGCACCAATGTTCTGGTAGCAACCACAACAGGTGCCAATATTACAGGTACACTCAATGCCACTGGCAATGCCAATGTGGGCAATTTAGGTGCAGCCACGGTGACGTCAACCACATTAACAGGTACATTATCAACTGCGGCGCAAACCAGCATTACGTCGGTTGGTACATTGACAAGTTTGGCAGTAACTGGTGCTATCACAAGTGGTAGTTTGGGTGTATCAACTGGTAACATCACAGGTGGTAACCTAATACTAAGTGGTGCTATCGAGGATTCAGCTCAACTAGATATACGTACTACTGCAAGCAATGGTAATATTGTTCTTACCCCCAACGGTACAGGTGTGATCCTTGCGGTCAAGGACATTGTCAACGGACAATCCAACGGAGTAGGCAACATTGGGTCAGCAGTGGCCTATTTTAACACAGTGTTTGCCAAGGCAACATCAGCACAATACGCTGACTTGGCCGAGAGCTACACAGCTGATGCTGATTATTATCCAGGCACAGTGGTAAGTTTTGGTGGAACCCAAGAAGTCACAATAAGCAACACTGACAGTGATCGACGCATTGCCGGGGTGGTATCAACAAATCCAAGTTATATCATGAATTCTGGGCTCGAAAGCGATCATGTTTCAATTGTTGCATTGCAAGGGCGTGTGCCAACAAAAGTAACTGGAAAAGTTTCCAAAGGCGACTTGATGGTATCAGCTGGTAATGGTCGTGCAAGAGCCGAGCAAGATCCTAAATTGGGTGCTGTGATTGGTAAAGCTCTTGAAGATTTTGACGGCGATACTGGTGTTATTGAAGTAGTAGTTGGTAGAATTTAACCAAGTATTCTTTGTCGGATAGAAGAAATTTTATCCTGTACAACATCAAAATTTACAGTATTCCACAATCCCGGGTGCATGGGTCTAGGCCATGCACCCGATTCAATCCAAGCATATCCCAGATGTTCGTAATTGAGCTCGGGACGAAATTCTTTTTCTACCACAACAAAAAATGTGTGATATGCAAACTTACCATCTCCAGTATTGAACTGTTCTAATGGAATCATGTTTGCATATTCAGGCATGGATCCTAGTTCTTCTTGGCATTCACGGGTTATTGCTGCCAACAATGTTTCCCCAGGTTCAACTTTGCCGCCAGGTAATCCCCAAGATCCTGGATGCCGATTGTCATTGCGCATTAGATACAAATATCTGTCAGTTGATGTTGAATAAAACCAAGCACCAACTGCACTCACAGAACGATGCTCCATTCACCCCCCGGATAAAGTCCTTCGTAACTTTTAACCCACTCGCCATCAGTTTCTCCACCAGTCCATCTATATTGTAGTCCGGTTGTTAAATTGGTTACAAATTGCACATTTGATGCTGTGGTACTTTCAAATACCACTTGCCAGATGCCGCCGGCGTACTCAATAATATCGTTGGCTTGTGCCTCAATTGCTCCCCATGCAGTTGGAGAATTGGTCATTGTGCCCATGTTTTCCAACACAAGATATCGTTGTCCAACAGCAGCCGCCGGCAATCCAGCACCGGGTCCAGATATCAACGGATCAATGACTGCATTTATGGGGTTTAATGTATTTTGTGGGATAGTGTCAACGTCAACGTCAAACAACAACACATTGTCATTGGTAGGGTCGTAACTAACAAACCCAATAACTTCTGAATCGTCCCAAGGACTGTCTAGACGTATTTGACTAATCCCTGGCCGCAATGTGCCGTACATGTTGACTATGGCATGCCACATTTCATTGCTAGTGGGTGCAGTTTGTGGTTGTGTGTTGTTGTTTGTGGGATTGATCACAGCAGACTGCTTTAGTGCTTGCAACTGATTTCCGATCAACAACACTTGGTATCCAAACGGTGAAACTTTTTGTCTGGTGCCCAATAAAATATCATTGTCAATAACTGCATCATTGAAGTCTCCTTGTGCATTGTATATTGAGTTTATTATACGCTCAACAACACCAAGTTTCTTGACTTTTGCAGGGCTACTTATCCAGATTGGTATGCTAAACTGCATGGTCATGATGTCTATTGGATCTTCAGTGCCAACTGGAATTGTTCTGTTGGACCAATTTACTTTTTCAAGTTCAACCACACTTAAACTGGTCCAATCCAAGAAGTTATCTGTACTTTGTATTTCCAATGCTGGATTAAACAGGGTTGCAATCTGCTCAAATATCTGAAATTTTTGATTTGTATTTGATGTCCAAATGTCTGCGTTTATGGTCATTCTATACGGAACTGGCATAAGTCTTTCAACTGTGAAAGCATTGCCTTGCGTAGTTTCGTAAGTGTCAGATTCAGGATCGTATGCTCGTTGTCTTACTTGTATTTTACTGACATGATAAGGTTCTTGAATTCTTGGACGATCGTAATCAAGTCCAGTTACATAAAATGTCATCAACGGAGTTGCTGGCATGTCATTGGCCGAGTTTTGTTGCATAATAGTTTGTGCCTGCCGGCTAGCATCACCATAACGAACAGGCACACGAATCAAGGTGTCGTTGATACCGGCTTGGTTGCGACCGTATTCGACACTGAAGTTGCTAAAAATTCTAGCAAACTGTAACAAGAAACGACGTAGTTGCTGATCGTAAAAAAATTGTGCCATTAGCGTCCTGGGG